TTTCGGGCCACACTCTGGAGATCGTCAACCGACATCTTCTATCCTTCCATTGGAGATTTCCATGAAAATTGTAGTAGATGTTGGTTCTCCCAATATACCTAATCCCCGTTCTTTGACAAGAATTGAGATTGATATATTGGAAAGATGCCTAGATGCTTATCAGGCAAATGGGCTTGTCGGTCTCTTGGACCATGTTCAAAAACAGAGTAATCGTCTGATGTGGTTTACTACATCTCGCGATCAAGTTGATCTTTCTCTTGTGTTTCTGGCAGTTAAACAATCCATAATGATCGATTTAATCGATAATATGGCTGTTGCTGCTGATGCACGAGTAGTTAGATCTTCTTTCTCTGGTTCTTGAATTTAGGTCGATGTGGTAGTTACCTACCCTCTCTTTGGGGCTTTGTAAAGCAAAGCTCTACAAAAGGCTTGCCCTTTTCCACCTAATAAAGTGAAACTGTTATGTCTTTCAATAATACTTTTCCAACTAGGGAAACAGCAACTTATACCGCTACTAATCAGAATTCTGAGGGCTACTCTAATACTATTTCAGTATCTGGAGTCGCCACTAGAATTTCCGGTTATATCGGTGGTTCTGTTCCCTATTGGAAATCTCTTATCAGAGATCAGTCTGATGCGACTTCCGATTTTATTGGTTGCCGCATTAGCTTTTCTTCTGTTCCTGGACATGTTTTGATCTCTTACCGCTATAATGGCGGTCATGGACCAAATCAGTCCGGGTCTGAAAGACTTACAGGCGATCTGGCACTTTACCGGCATTCCGGTACCGATTTGTCGATCGACACTTCATTTGATAGTGGTACCTTCAACCGTCTCAAGATAGCATTCCTATCAAAAGTCTACGAGGAAATTAACACTTTCCAGAGTGGAACTTTTATGGGTGAGCTTCGTGAGACACTTCACCTCCTAAGAAATCCTGCTCAAGCTTTTCGTAAAGGACTCGGTTCTTACCTCGACACCCTAAGAAAGGGTGCTGGAATCAGACCCGCCTCCCGTCGAAAACGCTTTGCATCTGATACCTGGTTGGAATATCGGTTTGGTTGGTTGCCACTGATACGTGACATTCAGTCCGCCGCGAAAGCGACTCAGCAACTTCTTGATGGGAGACCCCCATTATCTAGGGTCTCTGCATCATTAAGTTCTGAGTCGTCTAGTGGTGGTTTTGATGGCACCTACAGTTACAATCCTACCGCCGAGTTCGCATTTTGGTTCGATGTGTACTATTCTAAAATTAGAAGGGAATCACAACGAATCACAGGTGCTGTTCGGCCTGTGCCTCCTGGCTCTTCGATAGTTAGTCGCACGTTAGGTTTAGACCCGACGCGTGACTTTCTACCGACTGCCTGGCAGCTCATTCCTTACAGCTTCTTAGCAGATTATTTCACCAATATTGGTGATATTCTGCAGGCTTGTTCAGTTTGTCCGGCTGACGTTGCTTATGCTATGCATCAGATCAGATCTACTACTACGTATAATATATACGGGTACTATAGATATGATCGTGTGTCTAGCGTCTTCAGCGTTCCTCCGTATTTATCTGTCTCAGCCTCAGGTGATTTTGGTCGGTCATCCTGGACTAAGGATGTCTATGTCAGGCGAAAGAATGTTGGTTTATTCGATTTCTCGGTTATTCCATCATTTCGTATACCTGGCCTCGACACGAAGTGGCTTAATTTGGCTGCTCTTGCAGACCAGCATAGGCGACTTCTTCCTTTTTTCTAGGTTCCGTTCCTATCAACAACTTCCTTGAGGTATTCCTCATGACTGTCTCTATTTCTTCACCAATCACGGGAGCTGCCCAAACCGGGCTAACCTCGCCAACATATACTCTTACGAGTGATGTTGCACCTGACAACAACGGAAAGCAGTACGCTGTTACCGCTTTAGGCGGTACGCAAACTGGTGTCGAGACTACTTCAGCCTCGAAGCCGTTTACCTTGACCTATGTTCGGCCGAAGAACTATCGAATTCTTCCTCCGCTCAATACGGTCACTGGTGTGCCTCCTTCCGTTCCTCGAAACACTCATAAGCTCATCGGCCGTAAAGGCGTTGAGATTACGAGTGGGATTTTTGCCACTGCCAACTTTACGTTGTCAATGGATATCCCAGCCGGATCCGAGATTCAGGATCCTGAGTCTGTTCGAGCCCTGCTGTCAGCTTTTGCTGGCGCTCTGTACGCTAGTGCCTCCGGAATCGGAGATACTCTCGTTACAGGGGTGATGTGATCACCGTGGTCACTCACGCTAAAGGTTGTCAGAAACTAGATTCCCCTTCTATGGGATCTAAAAGAGGATTAGACCGATGGGTATTAACTCTCGAGCTCTTTATTCAGACCTTGTCACGGATCTCCAAGATAGTCTTCCGTTTCCGATTCGTGAAGGATTAATTCCTTCCACGCCTTGGCCGGAAGCTACCGTCTCGGAATATGCGGCCTGCTCATTACTCAATAGTTTCTACAAGAAATTTGTCGAAGCTAAGAGTTCTAATGCAGACGACATTGCCCTAGATAAGTTTACTAAGGTTAATAGCCTTTGTAAACATTGGACTCCTAGGTTCGATGCATTCATTGATAGTTATTTGTATGATGAGTTTAAATACTCATTATACAAGTTCTTCAATGTTGATTATCTTCAGTTTCCCACTTTCCATGAGATTCTTTCTCATGGAGATTTAGGTCCTGGAGCTAATTTGAAAGCCAGGGGTAACGACTTTTATACAAAGTTGTTTTCCTCTCCTCTTTCAACATCAAATCCTTCACTTTATGGTATATACCAGAAGTGGACTCTAGGTTCTACCCGATTCGAGGCTGCTGAAAAATTACGCAGCGAGAAATTCGGACCCTACGAGTTATGTCAAGGTAACCGCCTTTCATTCGTACCGAAGACAAATGACGTCAGCAGGACTATATGTACAGAACCCACACTGAATATGTTTTTTCAGAAGGGTTACGGGTTCTTGATAGAGAGGAGACTGAAGTCTTTCTTTAAGATTGACTTATCAGTCCAGCCTCTTTTTAATCGCGAACTCGCCAGAATAGGAAGTAAGAGAGATAGTTATGCAACTATCGATCTTTCTTCTGCTTCTGATTCCATAAGTCTAAACATGCTTGAAGATTGCTTACCACGTCAAGTGATGAGCTTCTTAAATATGTTTAGATTCTCTCATTCTATTCTCCCTAATAAGGAAATAGTTGAGTTGCATATGGTGTCTACAATGGGAAATGCAATTACATTTCCTTTGCAGACAGTCATATTTTCTTGCGTCGTTTCATCAGTATACCGTTGGTTAAACCTCACCCAGAGGAATAATCACGGAATATATCCCGGTAATTGGGCTGTTTTTGGAGATGACATAATTTGTCTGCGAAATGCAGATCGGTTAATTCGTCGTCTTCTTAACCTCCTCGGTTTCCGTGTTAATGATGAAAAGTCGTTTAGCGACGGCTATTTTAGAGAGTCTTGTGGCCATGATTATTATCGCGGCACAAATGTTAGGGGCGTCTACGTTAAAAGTATGCGCTCCCAACAGGACCTCTACACCCTCCTCAACCATCTTAATCGATGGTCGGCCTTTCACAAGATCCCTCTTGTGAGGACCGTCAGTCATATCTATCGCGCATGTAGAAAGATCTACATACCTCGATATGATAATGACGAATGTGGGATAAAAGTTCCTTATCACTTTATTAGAGGCTTTAAGAGGGATCCTTATGTCCAGTCTATTAAATATAGACGTTGGATTCCGGTTCCTTCTTATGTCTCCTTTAAGGATGGTAAAGTCTCTTATCCGAAACGCGCTAAAAGTAGGATCTTCAATGAAGAAGGTCTTATTTTAACGTTTCTCAAGGGTGGCCTTCGGGACGGGAAGATTTCTATCAGGCTTGATAGAAGTCTCTTCCGTCTAGGGAATGGCATCTCTCCTAACTGGGACTATTTTCCAGCTAGTCGAGGTGCAGCGGGACCTGATCATCTTGATCAGGTTGGGTGGTCAAACTGGGAAAGTTTGACCTTAGCTAACTTTGGTGAGTTAGAC